TCCGAATACTCCTTCACAATGAAGGACTTGTTATCCCGTACCGCCTGCCAGAAGAAGTAGCCCTGACGGCCACGATGACGAGTGAACTGCATCGTTGTTTTTCTGCGACGGCCACCGAACTCGGCACCGAAGAACACGTCACCCATCGTTACCTTTTTCCCGCGTTTGCCGTTCGGACGGGAAGCGGAAACGAAGCCGCGCTTGTGATCTAGTTTGATGGTTGGGATGCGGTCACGTCGAGCACGCAAACCTCTGACCACTTGGCTGGCCTGCGAATGACCAGATGAACCGTCTCTGGGTTTGCCTTGCGGTGGCTGCCCGTTTGCATTGATAACCGCCCGGTCAACAACATGCTGTGCCACTTCTTCAGCAGCCTTGCGCATCTCAAGGTCAAATCCTTTGATGGCTTGCGAAGCGTCACGAAGGAACTCCAACAACCCTGGTGCAGCAAACGAAACATCACCGGCACGACCCGACGCAATGCGTGTTCCAGTTTTGACTTTAGCCATTAGGACGATTGTACGGTGTGTTGGGGTTCTGTTGTATGTGACGCCAATACAGATACTTCTGCATCGTCCAAATCATTCGGGGTGACTCAGCCAACAGTTGAGAAGGCGCAATGCCTGTCTCGCACGCCAAATAGGCGATTAGCCAATGGACTGAGTGCTCTCCAAAGGGAGTATCACGTTCTCGCTCTCCCCACCGATAGAGATGTTCTCTATGGTCTCGAGCCAAGAATCAAAGTCAAGTGAGTGCAACTTGTTGCGCTTCTCGCAATGCCAAGCCAGCCAAGCAAGGTCACGAATCTTCATGTCGTCCTCAACCTTGGCCATGGAGATGTTGTGCACTTCTTCGTACTTGACGCAGTCAGCAAACTGCACGACAGCAGTTCGTTGCTTTCCGTCGTGCGTGTGCACGCTCAATCCGAGTTTCATGTATTACCTCCGCAGGGTGAAGTGATTAGAACTAGGCGACAGCCTTGGTGATTGCGCCTGAGATTGGGAACGTGACGTCTGCGGTGGCGAGGTCGCCGACTGCACCGTTCACTGGGGTCCACTCGGTTACAAGAACGCTGAACGTGTAGGAAGGGTTGGCCGACGAGGCGGCAGCAGTTCCGTTTGGCTTCACGACGCAGGTGACTGCGGTTGAGCCGACGAGTGGGAAGAACAATCCGTCGATGGCGTTGTAGTCGTTGTGAACAGCCAAGGTCACGCTGTTGTCAATCAAACCAGACACGCGAGTCACAGCCGACGATCCGAATGCGGTTGTCGCAACTTCAGCGGCCGATGTGCTCAGGGTTACTGATGCGACGTTTGCCGAGATGTCGGTGCCGTTAAAGCTGACGTTGACGTCTTTGAGAACTAACTTTGCCATGACTATTTGTCTCCTGCCTTATCGGCTGTTGAGGATTGCTTGGAAGATTCTGCGACTGGCGTGATGATGCCTGCCGCAATCAACAACTCTACATTGTCAATACCGCTGCCGTCCACATGACCGCCAGGCTTTACGCCGCTCACCGGGAAGGGTCCAGATACGAGATACTTTGCCATGGTCTAAGCGTACACGATGAGCTGGAAATCCACCGTCAGATACAGGGTGTCGTTGGCGTCAATGTTCGTAATGTTGGTGGCACCGGTGACGATGAGGTCTTGCACGACACCACCCAGCGTTCGGTCGGCTTCAAGAGCTCGACGCACGGATTGCGCACCGTCGTATGCGACATAGGCATCAAGTTTGTCTTGGGCTGTTCGCTCTGAGGCTCGTTGCACTACGACCGTCACGGAGAAACGGTTGACGATGTTGCCTGCACCCATCGCCCCGTGATACGTGATTTCTTCCAGCGTTGCGAAGGCGAACGGTGGGTTGACCTGATCTGGTTGGTAGTCGTAGGCCCGTAACCCGGGGATGGTCTCAAGGGCAACCTTGAGTGCGTCTTTGATTTGGCTTGGTGTTGCAGGCATCAGGCAAACATCCGCATCCGTCGATACGGCTCAACCAACTGAGCCATGTCAGGGTCAAGGAATCGAGAGACACGAATAGCACCCAGGTCACCGAACCCGGCAACACCGAGAGGACTGTCCAATCGTTTGAACAATCGTGACGCTTGGATGATGCACGCCTGCTTCACAGGTGATGGCACCGACGCCCACCCGTAGCGGGCAGTCACTTGGACAAGGGCTTGTTCACCGTAGTTGGCGTTGACGGTGGGGAACAGGTAGTCGCCAACGGCACGCAGTTTGTTGAACGACCATTCGATGCCATCCAAGTATCCGTTCAACGGTTCAAGCTGCACATCGGTAGCCGACCACGTCACATCAAAGTTTCCGTCAGCGAACGTCGAGGTCTTCAAGATGAATCCGGTGGTCGTGTAGATGTCGTCAATGTCGCACACATACTCGGTGTTCGCTTGGTAGACGCGAACCGTTGCAGAACCATACGCCCAGAACTGTCGGTTGCAATAGCCGTCAATCAAACGGGATGCAGATTCGGTTGCGCTGTCAATGAGCGCGTCATCGGCCGTGTCAGCCGTACCGATTCTGAGAGCGGCCTTGACTTCTGCCCTGGTCGCGTAACCGTTCGTGATTGTCATGGTGGCTCAATCCTACTCAATCCAGTCCTTGCGTCGGGCAACACCAATGCCGAAGAACGAACCATTGACCGATTCATACTGTTCAACGAACTCCCAGAAATCGTGCGTCTGCGAATACTTATCACGATGCTCCAACCAATACTGTCGAACCGCTGGACACGAATCCGACGAGATGTCATGGAACACCTGGATGTTGCAATGCCCCACCGTGGCCTCGGCATCATCCTTCACAGCTTCATACGAATGATCGCCATCGACGAACACGACATCAAAGAACTGGTCGCCGACCCAAGCCTTGAAACTATCCAACCTCGTGTCCTCTTGCCGATACTCAAACTCGGTGAGCATCGGCGGCTGGTCAATCAAATCCACCGCTATCGCCCGCACGAACCCAGGGTTCATACGACGCAACGTCTCGGCCTGCACAACGAACGTCCCACCATGCCGAGTTCCTATCTCTAGGTAAGACCGAACCATTGACGCCGTTGACGCAAGCCACGCCATGTACGGGGCGAACTGGCATGGGTACTGCCAAATCCGCAAACCTAATCCAGGGCTATTCAACATCAGTTCTGGCAACTCCTCCGGATTCTCGTCGTTGAAACCGAACTCCGCCAACAACTTTTCCCACACCTCAACCCGACACAACGCCTCTGCACTTGACGTCTCCAATCGCTCTCGCACCAACTCAACAGACATCAAGCAACTCCTTCACCTCACGCTCAAACACCGAACGATTCTTCGCCACCCAACCTTGATACACAAGTTGCGAAGCAGAAGGACTCTCACGATCCATCAACTCAGCCACCTTGCCAATCACCTCATCCAACGTCTCAAACTTGTACCAGTTTGACAACGGCATGTCTTCCCAGTAGGTAGCCGACCCGATGTACGTCGACATCACGAGACACCCAGCCAACGCCGCTTCACGAGGCAAACGGTCCCGCCCCGGATGCTTCCCGAAATCCACATACACCTTAGAAGCGTGCAACACCTCCGACACTCCAAGACTGTCCATGCCACCCAACTCGGCAACTTGGAACCGACCCGACTGCACGAACGGTCGCAACAACCCGGCATCCTTCGCAGGGTTCACCACCACCTGCGGCTGCCTCTCACGCAACACAGGTTGCACCGACACCCAATCGGTCAACATCATCCGCTTGCCCTTGTCACGAACATGGTCCCAGGCGTACTCGGATTGGCAGAGATGCAACGAAATCTTGTCGAGGTTGCGTTGCCCATGGGTGCCGAAGTTGCCGACGCTCAGCCACCACAACGCGCAACGGTTCTTGAACGTGCTTGCCATCTCAGGCCAAATCTCAGGGAACACAACCAACGCATCCTCGGGCACCTGGTCTCGGAGAATCTTCGGGCAGACATAATGCTGATAGGGCTGCGGAGTTGTGTGCGGTGCGAACGGCCAATAGAGGATGGCAGCCGATCCACGCTCAACATGGTTCGCAGTGTGCACCAACTGGTGCATCGCCTCAGGCCCACCAGTCACAGCATTCGCCGGGCACACCACCACCAGTTTCAATCCCACCCCAACTCCAATCGTCGGTTCAAATCCCAATCCAACGGCAGGTCCGCAATCATCCGTTGCTCAAACAGCCGACGGTTCGCATCAAAAGTTGCTTGGTTGCGCATCTGGAACTTTGCGTTTGATTGCAGGGTGCTGGAGTTGCGGTGGTTGATGGCAGCCGAAGAACGGTGAATGTCCACACCTTTGCGTTGGGCTCGCACCTCATAGTCGTTGTCCTCAAAGTACGCAGGATGGTAGCCCTCGTGGAACAGTCCCACCTGCTGCACCACTTGTGAACCCAACCAGAAACACGACCACGGTGGCTTGCCACCCAACACCAGATTCGTTGACGACGCCTGGGCAAAGAAGTCGGCGACACCGTTGAGGCCGAACCCGACATCATGGTTGACGATCATCCACCCGGTGGACTTGCAGGTTGCTTTGATACCAAGATTCCAAGATGCCGCAACACCAAGATTGGTTGGCATCCGATAGTGGAAGATGCGTTGCGCCTTCGTGGTGCGTGGCTCCCACGTCGGATGGTTGCCGTTGTCGATGACGACCAGGTCAATGATGCGCCCATCAAACGACGTCAGCATCGAATCCACTCGCTCATGCTCGGTCAAGACCGGCACGATTACGACTGGGACAAGCGGCACCATTCTGCAATCTCCTTCATCGCTGGCTTCCAGTAGGTCTCATAGACGTGGTCGGCTTCGTACTGTTTGGCGAAGTCAATCGCCTTCTGCGAACGGCCACGACCACGGGCATACGCCTGCTCAAGCCCGTTGAGGATGCTGGGCACCGACGGGGTCAAGAACCACGAGGCTTGGGCTGGGTCCCAATACGGTTGCCCGTCTGCTATCCAACCGTCACCACACAGCTCAGGTTGCGCTGTGAAGCGTGAAACCACCACAGGCGTCCCACACGCCTGAGCTTCCACCACAGGGATGCCAAAGCCCTCTCCCATGCTCGCAGCCAGATACACGTCTGCGGCCGTGTAGAGGGCTGCCATAGCGTTCTGAGGCAAGCCCATTCGGTAGGTGTACGGATCGCAGTAACGGATGCGAGTCTCGTCAATGCCACACATGTGAGCCAACAACTTCAAGTCAATGCCACCCATGGAGGCCGACTGCTCGGTGTGCATGTAGAGCACCGCATCGTCATGCTTCTGGGCAAACATGCTGAACGCCATGAAGTTCTCAGCGAACGCCTTACGGGGAGGGTGGGCACCTTTGTTGACGCTCGTCATCATCACAACGAACTTGTCTTCTGAGAAGCCCATGATGTCTCGCCCGGTGATGACCTTGCCGTGATTGTCTTTGATGTGGGCAGTCGGTTTGAACACCGACTCGATACCGTGCGGCACGTAGACGTTGCGAATCCCGAAGTTGTTGAGTTGCTCATGCCCGAACTTGGACATCGCAATCGGCATCACGTTCGGACGTTGACACCAGGCTGCGACATCCGGTGGGCAAGGCTGATGGTCAATCGGAACCCACGACGCAATGTTCG